TTTACATGCAACGGTAGTGGAAAATATGGATTTGCAGATGGTGCGCCTGCCTTAGCAAATAATGCTGGTTCGGGAGTTACAGGGGATGTTTTGGCAACTCATGGTACTTCTGTAGGAACTATAGTTGTTAAATTTAGAAAAGTGTCTGGATGGGATAATATCACATGAATACTGTAAAATTATTTTCAGAAGCTGTAGAAGAAGTACAATATATCACTGAAGCAAAAGAAAACGGTGGTAAAAACTATAAGATTAAGGGTATTTTTCTGCAAGCAGATATTAAAAACCGTAATGGTCGAGTATATCCTATGGAAGTTCTTGAAAAGGAAGTCGGCCGGTATAATAAAAAGTTTATCAATGAAAGTCGTGCTTATGGAGAATTAGGTCATCCAGATGGCCCAACTGTCAATCTAGAACGTGTATCTCATATGGTTACAGAATTGTATCCAGATGGTAAGAATTTCATTGGTGAAGCAAAGATAATGGAAACCCCAATGGGTAAGATTGTAAAAAATATTATGGACGAAGGTGGTAAATTGGGTGTTTCTTCTAGAGGCATGGGTAGTTTGGATCAAAAAAATGGTGCCAATTATGTGAGAGATGATTTTTATCTTGCAACCGCAGCAGATATTGTTGCAGACCCATCCGCACCAAATGCTTTCGTAGAGGGTATTATGGAAGGAAAGGAATGGGTTTGGAACAATGGAGCGTTAGTAGAAGCGGAACTTGTTGAGTTAAGGCGGAAATTTGATGTTAAAAAGCGTCAAAGGAATGCAAAAATCGAGGCTTTAGAATTTGCTAAATTCCTCAAGAAATTATAATTTATAAATATAATAACACAAAGGTAAGGAGACAAACCTATGTCCGAAATAGAAAAATCAATTGAAGAACTTGAGGCAGAAGTCCTCGCAGAACTAGAGGAAGCCTCAGCGGTTGAGCCTGGTAAAGCGGGAGATAGTGTCTCCAATGCTAAAGACCCTGCTCCTAATGTTGCTGGTGCTGACAAGGCTGAAAAAGTCGAAGGCGAGAAAGCGAAAGACGGGGGTGCTGCTGTAGTAGAACCTGATGCAAAATCTTCACCAACAGACGTTGCTGCGAAAGCCGCAAAACAAGTCAGTGGTGATGCAATGCAGAAGAGTGCTGGTAAAGCAGATACTCCTCAGAAACTTGCTGCTGGTGACGAATTCGACCACGATGGCGAGGAGCTCAAGGAGAATAAAAAGATGACCAAAGCTCAACAGCTTGAAGCTATTGCGAAGATGAAAAAGGCAGACATTGAAGAGATGCTTGCCGCTCATGCTTCCAAGCTTGAAGAGGCCGAGAATGCTGAAACAGAGGAAGAGTTGAAGAAACTTGAAGACCAAAAAGCAGAGATTGATGAGAGAATTAAAAGCATCTCTGTGAAAGAGGATATGGAAGCTCTCATGAGTTCCGATGATTCTCTTTCTGAGGAATTTAAGGTTAAAGCTGCAACAATTTTTGAGGCCGCAGTTAAGTCTAAGATTCGTTCAGAGATTGAACGGATTGATGAGGAAGTTAATTCTGAGAAAGATGTCGCAATGGAAACTTTCAAAGATGAGCTTTCTGAGAAGGTAGATACATATCTCAATTATGTTGTCGAGGAATGGACTAAAGAAAACGAGTTAGCAATTGAGCGTGGTTTGAAGGGTGAGATTGCGGAAGACTTTATTTCTGGATTGAAACAGTTGTTTGAAGACCATTACATTGACGTTCCAGACGAGAAGTATGATGTTCTGGAAGCACAGTCAGAGAAGATTTCCGAGCTAGAAAAGAAGTTGAACGAGTCAATTCAAAAGAGTGTTGACCTTACATCTTCTAATGAGAAACTAGTTCGTGAACAGGTTATTTCCGAAGTTTCTGAGGATTTGGCCGATACCGAAATTGAAAAGTTTAAATCACTTACTCAAGATGTTGATTTTGGGAATGAAGATTCTTTCCGTGAGAAACTTGATACACTGAAAGAAAGTTATTTCCCGAAGACTCCAACATCTAGTGATAAAGCTATTGATGATGAAGATGGTAGCACCGCACAGGACGTTGATACGACAGATGCCATGAGAACGTATATGTCGGCCATCAGTCGTAATCAAAAGGCGAGTGCATAAAACATTATATTAACAGATGTAATTAAAAAGGAGAAACAAAATGTTTCAAACAGAACATCTACAAGAAAAGTGGCAGCCAGTCCTAGAACACCCTGATCTTCCACGGATTGAGGATTCTTACAAGCGGGCAGTTACCACTCTCATCTTGGAAAACCAAGAAAAAGCTCTTAAAGAAGACAAAGGTTTTCTTGGAGAAGTAGCGCCAGTCAATGCTATGTCTGGCGGGCAGATGGATACATGGGACCCAATTTTGATCTCATTGGTTCGTCGTGCGATGCCTAACCTGATTGCGTATGACGTATGCGGTGTGCAGCCAATGACAGGTCCAACGGGTCTGATCTTTGCCATGCGCTCCTCGTTCCTGTCGCAAGACGGTGCCGAGGCTCTGGTTGACGAAGCTATGCCTGGTAAAGCCGGTGCATCGAACCAGAACTTGGCAGGTACTATTGGTGGTGGCGATGTTGGTGCGACTGAGACTAACCCTGCTGTTCTTAACGATAGTCCTTCTGCTGGTACTTATGTAAGTGCTACTGGTATGACAACTGCTCAGGCTGAGGCGTTGGGTGACAGCGCCACTAACAGTTTTGCTCAAATGGCTTTCTCGATTGAGAAGTCAACTGTTACTGCTGTATCCCGTGCCTTGAAGGCCGAGTATACAATGGAGTTGGCGCAAGACTTGAAGGCAATCCACGGTTTGGACGCCGAGACAGAACTTGCTAATATTCTTAGTTCTGAAATTCTTGCTGAAATCAACCGTGAAGTTGTTCGTTCCCTGTATGTAACCGCTGTTAAGGGTGCTCAGGTTAATACGACAACTGCTGGTATCTTTGATCTGGACACCGACTCGAATGGTCGTTGGTCAGTTGAGAAGTTCAAGGGCCTGATGTTTGCTATTGAACGTGATGCCAATGCGATTGGTCAACAGACTCGCCGTGGTAAGGGTAACATGGTCATCTGCTCCGCTGATGTTGCTTCTGCACTTCAGATGGCTGGTGTTCTTGATTACACTCCTGCTCTCAACAATAATCTAAATGTTGATGATAACACCACCACATTTGCTGGTGTTATGAATGGTCGTTACAAGGTGTATGTTGATCCATATTCCGCCAACGTAGCTGCTTCGCAGTACTATGTTGTTGGTTATAAGGGCACTTCACCTTACGATGCAGGGTTCTTCTACTGCCCATACGTTCCCCTACAGATGGTTCGTGCGGTTGGTGAAAGTTCCTTCCAGCCCAAGATTGGTTTCAAGACTCGTTACGGTCTTGCTGCTAATCCTTTCGCCGCCTCTGGTGCGGTTGCTGCTGGTGACACGGTTAATACCGATGCTTCACTGGATGCAAATACCAACGCTTGGTATCGCCGGGTCAAAGTGACTAACTTGATGTAAAATCAAGAAGTACAGTAGAGTAAATCTTAGGGAGGGCTTCGGTCCTCCCTTTTTTTTATTATAAATAGTTATATGGCTACTGCACAATCACCACTCGCAAGACAACCTGATCAACTAGACTATGCAAGTCCGACTCAATTTCGTTTTGGTATTCATCAATTACCGAAAGTGGAATTTTTTACGGTTGGTGCAAATCTTCCTGGCATCTCTGCTGGTGTTGTTACTCATGCAACACCATTCAAAGATATTCCTACTATGGGAGATAAATTAACATATGAAAATTTATCTATATCATTTATAGTAGATGAATACCTAGAAAATTATACTTCACTTCATAATTGGATGGTTGGTATTGGATTTCCAGAAAACAGAGAACAATTTCGAACATTCAGAGACGTAACATCAAAAACTCCAGCAAGTGGTAAGACCCCGCCAACAGATTTGGTTGGTAAAGCTATTCCTGATAGAGCATTATATTCAGATGCATTTCTTCAAATACTTTCCAATAAAAATAATCCTATTGCTGAAGTAAATTTTGAAAATATGTTTCCTATATCTTTAAGTGCATTAGATTTTTCTCAATCTGCAACAGATGTAGAATACATGATTGCAAGTGCTGAGTTTGCATATCAAATTTATGAAATTAAAACATTATAAATAAGTTCGAGCAGATGCGATAAACTTTAACAGTTTTTAAATTTTAGTCTTAAAGGACAATATATACAAAGAGAGTAAATCAAAACTCTGCTCACATTTTTGAAAGAATTATATTTTATGAATTTAGAACAGTTAAAAGAAGAATCAAGAAAAGACCTCATCATAGAGAATGAAGAACAACTTGGTTCCGAATCTCTTAAAAATCAAAAAATTAAAACAAAGTATCTTGATCAACGATCAAGATTTCAATTACTATTGCAAAAAGCTAATGGTGATTACCAACGAATGTACAGAGAGAAGTGGGAGTACTACGGTGGTAAGGCTGATGCTAAAATTTATGTTGCAAAACCATTTGATCTAAAAGTACTAAAAAATGATCTAGCAATGTATATCACTTCCGATGAAGAAGTTATTGCATTAGCAGATAAAATTGGTTATTTGGAAACTGTAATAAAATATCTTGAGGGGGTTATCAAGTCAATTGATAATCGTGGCTGGGATATTAAGAATGCAATTGAGTGGAAAAAGTTTGAGGCGGGAATGGTATAATTCATGTCTTGCGCTAAGTGTTGGATTCCAGCAATTACTGATTATATTGGGTTCTATAAAAATATAATACCAGATTCTATTTGTGACAATATTATTGATCATGATTGGAGTATGAAAAAATCTACCTATTCAAACAATGACGGCAAATCTAAAACAAGTGATGAACGTGTTGAGATGGATGAAGTATGGGTTCTAAAGGACATGCCGTATTATGACGATATTAAAGGGGGAGTTTTAAAAACTATAAAGGAATATTCAAAACAACATATAAATTTTTCCTGTATTCATCATACCGACTTTAGAATTAACAAATATTCAGAAGGCGGATTTATGTCTAAGCATGTAGACAATATACATCATAGTCACGGCCAACAATATGGATATCCACAAGTTTCAGTTTTATTATATTTAAATGAGGATTACGAAGGTGGTGAATTTTTTGTAGCTGAAGAAGTGTTTTTGCCAGAAAAAGGTTCAGAAATAATTT